TTAAAACAACAAATGGACAAGTCCAAGATGCCTAGAACTGGTCGCAAAAAGATGAGGCAGGGTGGCCCTGTAATGTATGCGAATGGTGGTCAGGTTGGGGCGGGGCAACCGTTAGGGAGAATGGGCCCCGAGAACATGGGAGAGGTGACAGGTATGCCGCAACTTGGTTCTATAAGCCGCCCTGAGTTTGAGGCGATAATGGAGTATGGAGGGCCGCCTCAAGCTAGTGACTCTTTAATGGCATCCGCGGGTCAAGATAAGAGAGTTAAGCCGGTAGACATATATAGCATTTTGGGTGGCGAAGGGCAAACAAAAGCCAAGCTTGAGATACCAAAGCTATCTACAGCGTATCTTCCATCTTTTGGAATGGAAACGCCATTGTCTAAAAGGCAACAAGCCGCTTTGTTTAGAAAGGGGATAGCACCCCAAACTTTAAATCCACAGGTTAAGGGTTTAATTAACAGAGCTTTAGTGCAGCGACTAACCAATGAGGATGATTAATGGTATTGGACACAGATAAAAGAGCGGAATATAATCAGGATTTATACCGCCGCTGGCGCAATGCCCGTACCGATTGGGATACAGAAGCCAGATATGATGTAGACTTTTATCATGGGAATCATTTTACCAGTGAAGAGGTAGATGAGTTACAGTCCCGCAATCAAGCTGATGTGCCAATGGATAGAATTGGGCCAGCTATTGAAAAATTTAAAGCAGTTTTAACTTCCAGACCACCGGCCTTTACGATGACCCCCAGAGAAGACTCTGATGTAAAGGTTGCTTCTGTATGGAGAACAATCATGGGATATGTTTGGGGGAACTCAAATGGGGACTGGCAGTTGAAACAGGCTATTCACGATTATGCCACTACCGGCATGGGGTATTTATATGCTTATATAGACCCTGAATCAGATTTTGGTAGAGGCGATGTCAAGTTCACTTACGTCAATCCGTTCAGGGTATATGTCTCTCCGAATACTCGCAATAGATGGTATGATGACGCCGAAGGTGTTATCCTCTCTACAATCCTCACGGGTGAACAAGTCGTCAGCCTCTACCCAGAATTAGGCGAACAAGAAAATCCAGAAACAGGAGAAAAAGAATTAGGAATCATCCAAGACCTTGACACTTATTTAGAGGAAGATTACCCCGATGCTATGAATAGCAACGGTAAGAAGGTCTTTACCCCCGCAGAGGCAAAGGATTTAGATTACTTTGAAAGAAGTAAATATCAGATTTTAGAAAGATTTTACAAGGTAAAGGTTGACTTTTACCGTGTGATAGATATGCAGACTGGTGAAGAGGCTGTCTTTAGTGAGGATGAGTACCAAGAGTTTCTGGAAAATAACCGTGAGCAGTTAGAGGCCAGCCAATATGAAGTTATTCCAGTTAAACAGACTCGGGTTAAAGTGTGTGCAAGTATTGGTCAAATCGTTCTCTATGAGACCATCCTTAACACCGACCAGTATCCAGTCGTACCTATCCCAAATTTATTTACAGAGACACCTTATCCAAAGTCAGATGTATCGAGGGCTCGTCCAATGCAGCGCCTACTTAATAAGCTTTGGTCGCTGGCTCTTTCTCATGCTCAGGCATCTGGTGGGTTAAAACTGTTAGTACCTCTAGGTAGTGTGGAGGACTTGGGTCAGTTGGAAAGAGACTGGGCTAACCCCAATGCGGTTATAGAGGTAGACTCTACACAGGGGGAACCACATTTCCCAGCCCCTCAGCCATTGGCTGGAGAGTTTTATAAACTAATTCAACAGTGTGAGTTCTATATTGATTTCACATTTGGATTACCAGAGATGATGCATGGGTTTGCAGAAAAAGCACCCGAGACAGTTAAGGGTACTGAAAGAATGATTGCCCTTGGAACTGAAAGACCCAAGTCAAAGTTGAGGGATATTGAATTTAGCATCAACAGGCTAGGTCAGGTATTATATAATCTAGCTAAAGGTCATTATACTTATAGGAAGATTTTCCGTCTCAATAGCGCAAACAATGACATGACCGAAGTGATGGTCAATCATTATGATGATAAGACTGGCGCTATATTAGATATTAAAAAAGAACGACACAATTTAGGACAACATGATTTAAGAATTGAACCGGGTTCTACCCTGCCTACGAATAAGTGGGCGGAGCTTGGTGTTTACATGGAGGCATACCAAATGGGTATCGTTGATAAGGTAGAAGTCTTAAAGAAGAATCCAGAAATATTTGATAAAGAAGCTATCCTACGCCGAACCGATGAGAAGAATCAGCTCATGCAGCAGGTTCAGGCTATGGGAGAGCAAATAAAGAATTTGGAGGGAGACCTCCAGACTGCCCAAAGGGAGTCTGTTAGCGACAGAAAACGGGTTGAGGTTGAAAAGTTTAAATCTCGACTTACAGATATCGCTTCAGACGCCAAAGCTGATAGAAGAGTTCAGTTAAACAATCTACAAAACAAGGTGAAGCTCGAAGCGGAGAAATTAGCATCTATTACAAAAGACGTTAGTTCTGCTCCAGAGGCATAGAGACATCTATTAAGGAGAATATATGGACAATACACAGACAGAGGCCGTACCCCAAGCTGATGGTTTGGTTGACAGTGGCCCAAGTATAGTTGAAGAAGTAAGAGCAGAGGCCGATGAACAGTATGTTGAATCGGCGGAAGGCATTGAGTCAGAAGAGCAAGTAGATTTTTCAGCTCCAGAAGTTGAAGCTACAAGCGAAACGATTCCAGCGAACGAGTGGGAAATTGAAGCCCGCAAGTTCCAGTCAATGTATGACAAAACTCAAGCAGAGAATGAAAAGCTTAGAAGGCTTGAACCTCTGGGAGACTTGTTAGAATCAAGACCTGATTTAGTGGACGTCTTACAGCAAAACTTGAACGGACAGCCACAACAACAGCAACCGCAGCGAGAAGCTCAGCAAGGTTTACCTGCTGAGGATTTTAACCCTTGGGATGCTTACTACAACCCTGAGTCACCGTCGTTTAAATTCAGGATGAACCAAGATGTTCAGATGATGAATAATGTGGTGAATAATGCGTTGGGTGAGCAGAAACGACAGATGACAGAGGAGATAACATACAACAATACGGTTAATGAGTTACGGAATACATATAAGATGTCAGATGGTGATATCAATGAGTTTATGGGTTTTGTTACGCAACCGAAAGAACAAGTTGGGTTATCGAATCTGGTGAAGCTATATAGGGACGTTAATAAAAAAGGTAACGCCCCTGAGACGGCTGAAGCGGTGAAAGCCGCTCAGAACCAGCCTCGTACTGCTGGAGTCCTTCAAGGAGGTTCTCCAACTTCTCCCAAATCTGAAGAAAATAAGATGTGGGATGGCATTATGAAAGCTGGTAGCCGTAGTAGCGTACTTTAAAACAACATAACTGAGGAGGATATATAATATGGCAACATATAATAATCCCGGCCCGTTAAAGTTTGGTGACCCCGGTGCGGTAATCGACAGTGTCATTCCATCAAGGCGGCTATATAATTTCAGTGACAGAGTTGCTGATTTAGCTCCTGAAGAATCGCCATTTTTCGTTTACCTATCTAAGGTTGCCAAGGTTCCAACGGACGACCCCCAGTTCCGATGGTTAAAAGACCGTAACAAAATACAAATGTCCGAAAGAAGCTTTGCTTTGGACGCATCACACACTGTCCCAGCTGCTGGAAGTACTTTAACTTACACAGTAGATGATGCTGCTGGCGCTTCCGTTGACTGGCTTATTAAGGGCATGGTATTTACTGTTGGTGAGACTAATTCATCTACCAATGAGCCCGAAACGGCTATTGTACGGATTGAGTCTTCACCAGTAGACACTGGTACGGAAACAACTTTTACCGGTAAGACAATCTCTGCAGCTACAGGTAGTACTACTGCCGGTGTTGATGGTGATAAATGTACCGTAATCGGGACTGCATTTGAAGAGGGTTCGGGTTCTCCTGATTCTTGGTCACGTGAACTGGATAACGGTTCTGGGTATTGTCAAATTTTTAAGACAGCCTGTGAACTGACAAATACCGCTAGGGCAACAGTCTATCGCGGTTACGCAAGTGAGTGGGACAGAATCTGGAACTTGAAACTTCGCGAACATAAGGTGGATATTGAACGAGCCATGCTTTTCGGTCATTCCGCAAGTCAGAGTGGTATCAACTATACCGATGGTATTGTTGGTCACATTGTTAAAAACTCACAATCTCAAATCAAAGATAACGCTGTTCTTTCTTACACAGAAGATAAGGGTTATTTCTCTAC